TAGGAGATCGGTTGATAATATCCAACATCTGTGAACGCCTTTTATCTTTTTCACGCTGTGGGTCTTTCATATTTTCTACAATACCAAAGGTTTCAATCGTATCGCCCATATCTTCAAAGTGATAAAAGTAAGGAATCAACGGAAATTCGTTGTGCATATACGGATTATTCTTTTTTTCCTGTAAAATGTGCATACCAGCCGATAAAGTCACATAGGTTTTAGGAACTACCCTACTAATTACACCAAAATCTGTTTTCATAGGTACTTTTGCAGCCTCTTCCAGAGCTTGTAACTCTTTAATTTGCTTTTCTGCTGCTCTTTTGGACTCAAAACCGTTTGGAGAAATTCTTGCAGAAGCCTTATTGATGATAAAATGCTCTTTTTCGTACTCTCTGTTCCACATTTCCAAGACTCTAACCTTTCTATGAGCAGGATCTAAGTGATATGCAGGGTTAATCGGTTCAGCATTACGGTAATAACTACCAATTTCTTGCCCGATTTCGGCAGGTAAGTCCATAAAACTCTCTACTGTTTCCATTTCCCCTACTACATCAGGGTACATAGAGCGTAACTGATTTAATGTTAAATACTTAGTACGCGCTAAATAATTCCAATCTTTGGTATCTGGAGTTCTACATTCAGGATCTATATGAACATTTGCCCACGACTCTCTCTTAACCGTTAATTCACCATCATAATATTTCCCTGGTTCTACACATACATCAATCCACCCTCTTCCTGTAATCACACCATCCTTAAATACGCGACTGAATAAGCTCTGTAATTTGCGATTTCTGTCCAAATGATATAAAAGAGCAGTCGTGAGCATAGCTTCGTTCTCATCATCGGATTCTACAGGGCGCGCCTTCCATGAAGATCTACCCTGTCTTTCTACTCCAGTCACTAAATTGACTTTCGGTAAAATAATATTTAACTGCAATGGCGGTCTACCCTCTGCGCGTAATGTCTGTAAATCTGCTTCTTCCCATTGACCAGTGCCAAAACCACCTGTATAAAATCGTGCAGATTCCTCTGCTGCATCCATCCAGTGAGAATCATTCTCCAACATGGCTTCAAAAACTTCATGTACTTCGTGTAAATTCATGTACTCATCCAACTTGTGCGTTTATTTTGTGAAAAACCCCATAAACCATAATCATCACTTGGTTCTTGGGGAGAAAAGCTATCTTCGACATAATGTACGAGATACCGTAAACAATCCATTGCGTGATCATTCTTTTTAACGGGTTCTTCTGGTAAGTTTCTATTTTCAAATCCGTGTTTGAGTTCCTTCCACTTATAATCAACGATCTCTTCCAGTAAAGGTTTCATATTTAATTTATTAAAAAACAATAACTTAGAGCGCATATTCTCATCTACCTTTAAATACGAGGAGACTCTTTCAAATCCAGCACGCTTATCATTTTTTGCTTTTTCCCATTCAATTCCATAGTCATACCACTCATCCGCAACGCTATTCCCATCTCTTTCGGTGCGAACAATACTAGGATCTGCTAAAAAAGTGTAGTTTACCCCGCTTTTTAACCTGCGTTCTACCTTTGGGACTAACATTTCTATGGTATGCTCCGATTCATAGATTAAATCGTACACATAAATCGTGCCTTCTTCATCCGTAGCAGCAAACAGTATAGAACTGGGGTTACGATACCCATAATCATAGACTACATAGTGATTCCACCATTTTGGAATTTCAAAAGACTTAATACAATGTGTTTCCTGCTTAAACTCTGGATATACCAACCCTGCAAAGTCATCCCAACTGCAATATACATACCTGTTGACCCATTGATCTGGCATAGACAGTAAATGTTTGATGTAATCGGCAGGTAAATGCGGATTATCGGAGTACAATGCTACTTCCTTGTCTGTTTTAGGCGCGGGTGCGCCTGGTTGCCAAGTCATAGTCTCAATTAATCTATAATCACCCTTCTTTTTATTCTGTTTTTCCTTATCTTTCTTCCATCTCTTCCATACCCAGTCATGCCCTGCTGGATTGCAAGTATGAAAAGAACAACGCATCGCGTTTTTTCTACGCATCTGACCCGCAGCAGCAATAAAGGTAGCTTCGGTCATTTCTTCAATCTGATCAAATGCAAACCACCCTAAATTCATTGATTTTATCCTTTGAATCGAGTCTCTGGAGTCATCCAACGCCATATACACGATTTTAGACCTGTTTTTAAAGATTATTTCTCGGTCTTGGGCGCGATGTTTGTCAATAAACCCCTGACCAAGATCGAGCAACTGGATCAGAGTAGATTTCTTGAAAGAGTCCAATACTTTTCTACCCATTAATCCTAAATTGCCCTGAAATGCTGCACTTTGATGGATCGCCTCCATACACATAGCTTCTGTTTTACCCGTTCCCAAAGATCCCGCTAATACTTGATGTTTACTCCAACCTGTAAATAAATGATACTCTTCCTGATGGTCTAAAGGTGAGGTTGCGTTCCCTTCTCCATCTCTATACGATATATTGACTTCCACTAAGCCTGACCTCGATACCACATCTCCCAATCCAGTGGTAATTTTCCATTATCGTCTAATTGGAAGAGATCTAACGCAAATTGAGTGGCTTCATTAGCCATAAATGGGGTTAACCCAAAAAATGTTCGTAGATAGACCTCAAAAATGTCTTTAGGAGTCATGTGAATGTTGTCGCGGATTGCTTCTCGTTCCAATCTGCTCAGTTTATCTTCATCTTCTTTAATACTGCTTCCCTATCCTTTGGTGAAGTGCCAGAAACCATTACATTCACCTGTGTATTCTGTTGATTTGTTCTGTCTCTATACTTACCTGGGTCGTGTGCTTTGAGCTGAAAGATACGCTCGGTTACATTGCCCGCTTTTCCTGCTTGAGTAAAAGAGAGCTTTTCGAGTTCATCCAATCTATCGGTTAAGAATCCTTGTTGTATTTCTTTGACTGCCTGCTGAAATGCAGGATCACCTTTCATCGCGAATCGTACCGATTGTGGGAAATAACCCATTTCTTTAGCAGCATGGGATATAAACCCGTTGTTTGCTACTAAGTATGTCAAGAATTTGTCTTTTTTTGCGGTAAAACGAGTTTTTAAGCCTGTTTCTTCTTCATAGTCAGCAAGAAATGTCTTTAAATAAGGATTGTCTTGCGCGTTTTTCGTAGCTTGCTTGATCACTTCCGTCTTACTCTTCTTTTTTCTTGGCATATAAGTATAACGAAAACATACACTTATAGTTCCCTCAATATCAAGACTGGGGTTTACAAAGTATATTGGATACTCCGCGATACTCTGAGTATCCTGAAAATACTAAGTGTCTATATAAGTGGATTTAGAGGTAGCGTACTTTGCGTACTTAGAGTACGATAAAAAAAGCCTTTTAGGCATAAAAAATGATCTGGGTAGTATAATACACCCCCTATGCGTTTGTCTGAGCGGTGCATGGGGGGGGTGGTTGACATGGTTTGTCGCTCGTTGTTTTGGCTGCCCTCCTTATAATATATACTGCGGATTTCTTTGATATATACTGCGCTATAAGTATAATATAATTAAGTATTTATAATGCGGTGCGGTGTGCGGTGCGGTCTTATACTATATTATTTATTATTACTTATATTACCTTTTTATCTTGTATTGTGGTAATAAATGGTAATAAGTTTAGTCTGCTCATGCGGAGCTAATAGAAACAGTTAACAAGGAGAAAATATGCGATTTATAGTAAATAAAAAAAGATCCTTTAAAATGATGTGTAAATCAATGTTAGAAGCAACAATGATTAAAGGACATGATGGATCTAATGACTATCATTATCACATGGAGCAAGTAAGTAAAGCTTTGGAAAAATTAAATCGAAGTGAAATTGATTCGCTCCATTATGTAATGGAAACAATTAGGATTCAAGTAAATAATAAGTAAACCCTTTTTTAATAGGAAAGTTAGGGCGGTGGAATTGCTTTTCACCCTCTAAAAAGGAATAAAACACAATGACTAAAAAAATGATCGAATACCGCTTAATACAATTAAATCTAGTTCCATGCTTTAATGGGATTGGTGCTAATAGAGAAAAAATGGATAAGCACTATTACTTAGCACTAGAAGGATTAAAGAAACTTAACTCTAAAGAATTAGACGCATTAAACAACGTTATTGAATCAATAAATCACAAAACCCTTTAAAAAGGAAAAATAATCAAATGGATAGTACACAATTAATATTAAAAGGATTAGGCAAGAAAAAAGTCAGATCAATTCTTAATAAATGGATCAAAGACCAAATTAACGAATGTTTAGAGTTTAATACTGAAATCAGACTTAGTTCAGTTATTTGGCTAGAAATGTATGTTGATGGCATGGAAGAGCAAGACGATGCTTTTGAGGTTGATGATCTATTTCAATTTATCGGAAACAAAATATAAAACCCCTCTACAAAGGAGAAATAAAACCATGACTAAAAATTATTACGGGAAATTATTAAGTAACCCATTACAAAACTATAAAGCAAAAAAGAATCTCAAATTAAAAGTACATTCATATTATTTGAGTTTATCTCATAGTGATATAAGCGGGTATAATGTTTGTCCATTTGCTAACAAATTAAGCACAAATGAGAACAATGATAAAAAAAGTAATTGCAGTTCTGTTTGTGTTGGTAAAAATGGTAATGGCAGTTATCCAAATGTAATTAAATCTAGAATTAAGAAAACAAAAAGATTCTTTGAGGATAGAGAAAACTTTTTAAATGAGTTAATTGAAGATATTACAAAAGCCGTTTTATATAGTGAACACTACGAATTTATACCAACATTTCGCTTAAATGCTTATAGTGATATTAAATGGGAAAATATCAAAATTAAATCAATGGGTAATAAAACAATCTTTGAATTGTTCCCAAATGTTCAATTTTACGATTATACAAAAATACCAAATAGAAAAACCCCTTCAAACTATTCTTTAACATATTCTCATTTTGGACAAACTGAAACAACAAAAAGTCAAATTAAAAAGGGTTTCAATGTTGCAATGGTATTTGATTCAAAAACGGATCTACCAAATAAATATGATGGAATTAAAGTAATTGATGGAGATGAAACCGATTTACGAACAAAAGAAAATGATGGTAAAAATGTGATTGTTGGATTAAGAGCGAAAATGAGCAAAGCAAACATACAAAAAGAACTATCAAAAGATATTTCTTTTATCGTAAAACAATAAACCAAAGGAGAATAAAAGCTATGCAAAACAATATAGATTATAATTCAGATAAATATTATGACAAACTAACCGATGCAGAGGTAAAAAAACTGACAAAAAGATTAAATGAGATTGAGCAAGATCAATTAATTGCATGGGGTTTACATAGAATAAGCGGTGGGTTTGTGAAAGCAGAATTTGATTATGTAGAAGGGGATTTAATAGGGATATGTATTATAGATGGTGTGCAAAGTGATTGCGAAAATAGAGTCAATGAAACCTTATGCGAATTATACAGATCAAATTTAGAATACAAAGATTAACAAAATAACATTTTCTCCTCAAAGGGTGGGGTAGCTCCGCATAGCAACGCCCCACCCTTACCCCTCGGAGAAAGTAAAGGAGAGTAAAATTGAGATTAACAGATTCAGCAAAGATATTTTTAACAGAACAAGCTAATAAAATTGTCAACCAACAAGATGATTTATATGAAGGTTGGGAAACTTGGGAAGATTGCAAATACAAGGATGAAATCTATGATTTGAATGTATTTGATGATGAAAAAGGCAATATTAAAGCAGATGTTTACAAGGTAGATGTTGATAGTAAAGGATTACGGTCAACAAATACAAATAAATGGGTAAATCTATACATAAAGGAGAGTAAATAATGATCAACCTAGTAGCAGTATTAATCATAGTGATAGGCGGTATAATAGCCAAATATCAGACAGATCTAAACATAGAGCGGAACAATACCGATTCCTGGAGAGAAACCGCTTTGATGTTAACCAAGCAAATCAATATGAAAAAGGAGTTGCAGAGATAATGGACAAATTATATAGTGATGAATATGAAAGGTTTGTGATCTTGCACATGGCAATGGATTCAGAGCCAAACAATCACAAAGTAAGGGAATATATTAATAAATGTGATTCATCGGAGGATATTTACACATTGATTTATGAAATGCACAAGGAATGGAAAGAATGGGATATAAAACACAAACCTAATGGTAGTTGGATAGAATCATTTAATAAGTGGTTATTGGATGATTACTTAGGATATTATGCAAAAGACAAGGAAGGAAATCTATTCCAATTCCAATGGCAAGAAAATGATGATCTTCATATTTTAAAATCAGATGGTAAATACTACGAAGTAGATAAATCAGATTATGAAATTATTAACATACAAATGATAACAGAAAGAGGTTAACAATGAAGTGTAATCAATGTGATATTTGTAAAAAGAAAGGATCATTTACCGCAGGTAATTTCGCAGAATATGGATTATTTGGGTTTATAGGATTTTCAAGAAGTGATTTAGATGATCTTGGACTATATCATTTAGATCAAGATTCAATAAGATGTGAAAAATGTTTAATGATAAAGGAGTTTAACAATGAAGTGTAAAAAATGCACCAAAGCCAAAAGCTGCCAAAAATGTGAACAACACATTAATTGGATATTAAAGGATTTAATGAACTTTATGGATAAATATAGTTCTGAGGCTC